CTCCCTTATTTTTGTGGATCAACGCAGAAGCATGAGTTTTAGCATTAGGTGGAATGATTGATCGAGTCCTTATTCAGGGCTCAAAAGGAACGAGTTGCGACTCGTCCGAGTTGACGACCGGAACGAGATCGATAGCATTGCTGCCAACGAAATCGGCAACGAAGTCGTCGCCAGCAGACATAAACACATTGATCTCGACAGAACTGCTCACAGAGTCCATGGTTTGCAGCGGATTGATAACCCGAAGAGACCACTCCCCCATGGAGAATGGTGTCAGGTCGTCATAACCGCCATTCGGAACGCGAAGCATTTCGTATGCCGAGCGCCAGTCAAGTGTGACTTCGTGCGTATTAGTTTCAGCAGAGAAATCAAAAATGTGGGCGTACTGGGACATTGCTTGCTCGAATGGGACCGATTTGGCCGTTCTTGCGTAGTGTGTGCAAATTGCGATCCTGCCTGTGTGAACCTTGCTACCAACGATCTGGATCATGATCTTCAACGATCCTTTCCAAAGCGAGAAGGGCAGCGTGACATACTCGAGAAGCGTAGGCTGATAAACAGAATTCGCTCTTGCCCGTATAACCCCGGGGCACGGTGTCATTTCGTTAGAATATAACATCGTGCCGTCGGGATCAGAATTACTCCAAGTGACGGTTTCGAGAAATGATCGCGTGGAACGCAAATGTTCAAAGCTCATCTCGTCGACGTCAGTTCCAATTTCCTTCTGCAGGAAAAGGGACTGACGATCGGCGTAAAGACTGAGAACTTGGTTCTGGTCGATATTGCAGGCATTGGCCAGATTCGGGTACTTGAGTCTGACCACTTGCATGGCGTTAACGCCCATGTTCGGCTTGTCGAGGCCGGACACGTCGGTCTTCTGAGAGCCACCTTCCATGTTGTCGTTCGTTTTGTTAGCAAAGTCAATTGTGCTGTCATAAACGCCATCAATGTTGTTGGTGACATTAGAAACCTTAGTAGACACGGCCCCTTGAGAGAAGACTTCCCGTTTGCTACCAGCCGTAGGGTCGATGACCTGAAAGTCGGAAGAAGGGAAAGATCCAAACACGGAAAGCTTGGAGCTCAGGGCTGTGCCAGTGGCAGTGGGGCCAGTTTCAAGTGGGTTGAAAACTTGGACGACGAGAGTGCCGAGAGCCTCAGTTTCGCTATTGCCAAGGTCGAGCCTTTTAAGCAAGTGAACAAAAGGAATGTCAATAGTGGCGTTCCGTGAAGCTCCAGCGGTCAAAATGACATGTGGGCATACAGTTTGCGAAGTACGACTCCCAACAACATGCTTGTTGATTTCATCCATCTCCGTAAGTGGTACGAAGTAGGCAATCAAGCAGCCTTGCTGAAACATCGTGGATTGCAGCTGGAACTTGAGACGAACGGTGCCCTTCCAATAAACAAACTGACTAAAAGCAGCCTGATTGGTGGCACTGGTCAACAAGTCCCAGGGCAAGCGCATAGATGCGAGGACAGAGCCTCGAGCATCGCTGGTGGACCAGTCGAGATTCTGAACCCATTGATAACGATCAACGATCATAGAGAAGTCGATAAGCTTTTCATCCATGTCGGAGTTTTCAATGACAGGCGGGAGGTCGAAGCCTCGGCCGCCAGTAGTGGGCGCAGTGGCGCTGGAATCGGTGAAAGAGACGCCGACTTTGCTGTCCGTGGTACGGTTCATCTGCGAGAAGATGGCATTCTGAGACGTTGTGTCCCAGACATTGATATCCCCTTCCAGCGTGGCCACTCTGGTGGTAGCCACGAAAACATCTTTGCTTCCTTCAACAATGGGCGCATAAAGCAACCCAGGGTTGTAACCCATGAGGGATTTGAAGTTGGCATTGATGTAATTGGATTTGGGCAGATTGACAGTATCGCTGACAGTGTAAATTTCGGGTCCAAAAGGAATGATTTCTTGTCTTCCGAGAGGATTCACGTCTGCGATAGCCAGAGCATCAGCTCCGGTCTCGTCACCAGCTTTCAGAATAGCACCGGACGCAAGGCCCGTGCGAGTGTTGCTGAAATTGGTTTTGACGACATAGTCGACGCCAGGTTGAGTCTCGCGCGGCTGGTTGATGCCAATGGGTATACCAATGACGTTCAAATCAGCGTTGGAGAGGTGAGAGCTGGCGATTGAGATCGAAGAAACAACAACGTCCTCAGTCTGAGGCGTGCCAATCAGGGGCAGAGTCGCAAGAATCGCTTGGTTGAACATGAAGAGCGGAGATGCAAGATCGTGGTCGAACCTGATGGTTTCCGCGACTTCGTAGTAATCGGGTCCGGGGTGCGGAGCGAAACTCGTAACAGAGTCTTTAACCTGAATGGTAGGAACCATGTACAGGTAAGCGAAGCGCATATCGTCTCCACCGCTAGCCCAGACCCTTCCATTAGGATCGGCAGAGCCCTCATCCGTGAACAGGGCCGTGATAGCTCCTGGAGAATATTGCATTCTCGAAGGATATTCAAGGTCCCTAACGGTTTTGGGCAGTTTGAGCATCTGATATTGGCTGATGTACGGCGTTTGAATTCCGATCAGACCAACGTCCTTTTCGCCACGTGCAAATGGCGCAGCTCCGGCAACATGCAACTTGCCTTCAAGCAAAGCTCCAGCATAGCCGGGGCCTGTTTCATAGGTAGGATTCGTGAAAGTAATTTCAATGTTGTCCTTGCCCATGATTTGGAAGCGAGTGGATCCCTTATAAACCCTGTAAAGGGCGGAAAACCAGCTGAGGTTGCCGCATGCCATGAAATTCCCGATGTTACGGGCAGTGGGCATGTAGACTTGCCCAATGGGCGTAGCCTCGGCCAGACGTAAGTAGGCAGTAGTGCAAAGAGGGGCATAACGTTTGATCAAGTCACGGACAGAGCTGTTCATGATTTTCTTGTTCATCGGAGCAAGCCCGGTGGTTTCGGGCGCTACCTCAATGCTCTCAACCTCGTCTTGCAAGGTTACAGGGGCCACATCCTCTACAACAGGATCTCTATCCATGTGTGAGAAGATGATGGACTTAGAAACAGCCCAGTCCTGCATTGCATTGAGGATGGTAGGAGGTTTGTAGCACATATCATCGATGACAGAATTCTCGAGGCCGACATAAGTGCCGGTGACATCAAGTTTTCCTTCAATCCACAGGTTGTAACAACCCACGAAATCGATGAAGTGATGACCACTACCTCTAGCTCTCATCTCGTCAGTGATCAGAGATCGGAAAGCGTTGAAGTAGGATTCTCCACGAGTGAAACTGCGGCGCAAAGCGTCATCGCAGTTCATCTCGGTTGCGTTCATAGGATCGAGGTCCTTGTTGACACAAAGTAGCGACTTCAGAATGGACTCGGTCTCGACAACCCCGTAATACTTAATCCCGGGAACAATGGGAATAGGATGTACGCGAGTGGTCATCTTGAGAAAGCTCAGTTGAAAGATGTGCTTCATGTCAGCAGAAAGAGCGTCAGTTTTGCAGCCAGGGGTATACTCGATGTTGTGTCGAGCATAGAAAGTGCCAAGGGTCAAAGAATTGAACCATGGCGCAGCATGATGGCTAACCGTGAATAGATTGTCGTCGCCGAAATAATTTTCGGCAACAAGTTTGCAAAACACGGTAAGAGAAGACAGTTCGGGATGCCCACTCTCACTGGATAATTTAATCCAGGCCAGACGCGAAAGAATGGCATTGACAATGGTATTGAGCAATGTGGTCAGATAGTTGCCAGAAGGGTTATTAAAAGCCTTCCAGAAAACGTAAGGACCCACCTTGCAGATGGTATGAATGATGCCCATCATCAAGGTGTGCCTAGCAATCGCTTCTTCAGGCGTGGGTTTGCCGTGTTTACGGTACCACGCTTCAGTTACGTCTAGGCTTGCCACAGCCAGTTGTGCAGAAAGCAAGCGTTCGTACTTTTTGAAATCGCCGTCGAAGCCATAGGACGAAATAGCACGCATTTTAGCGACCATATCGTTCCAATCTTTCGAAAAGACGTTCATCCCTACGCACGAAAACGTGTTGGAATAAGAACTCTGGAAATGGTTGACATAAGCACCGAAGTACTTTTTGAGCAACAAGGTCATGGTGACGGGAGCACAACAAATGACTCGAGTGCTAAGAGCATGGATCTTGTCAATGTGGCGCATTTCATCCTTGAGAACGTAAGAAAACACGAATGGAGCGCGAATACCTTCGCGAACCATGGCGTCATACTCGTTGTAATCGTCCAGGATAGGCTGATGCGTGATAACTCGCACAGGTTTCTCCAGGGTGATCTCGGAAAAAGCCCACCTCTTACCTTTCTCGCCAAAAGGGCGCGATAGGTTGTAAGGGAAGCCTTCAGACGTGTTCATGGGCAAGGGGCTGATGCAAGGATAATCCTCAGAGCCATTGATGCACTCTTCCAGAGAAAGAGGTCTAGCGGGACACGTAGTCGGATGCATTTCCATGACATCAACGACATTCGCGACCGCGGCATCAACATGGGCTTGAGGAAAGTCCACGATGGGTTTACCGCCTTTAGAAACACCTTTGAAGATGATTTCGATGGCAGAGTGGCCATTGCTTCGCGGATCAGATCCGCCAAGAACAGCAGGCTCGTAAGGCGATTCCGTAAGGAAATCGGCGTCACGAAGAACACTGTCGGTAAGCTTGCTTTTGCTAGCAATACCTCCAGCGCTACCCTTGATCTTGCCAATGGGGACAAAGTCGCCTTCGAAACTGGGAAACCGACAATCGGGATCGTATTCGAAAGGGAAGTCCTCAAATTGGCGTTGGCAGTGACTATGCACGCCAGGGCGAGTTTCTAAGCTCGCAATCATGGCTTGCATTTTCTCGCGCCAAAGGAGAGCGCCCATGCCGGAAACCACGCCATTATCACGGCGGCCTGCAATGTGCATGCCGAGGATTTTGCGTGGTCCGTCACAGGGCTGGATGACGAGGGAACCACAGTCTCCTTTTGATCTCGCATCATATGAAAGATATTGGGAAACATAGGTGTCGTTAGCGTAAGCCTTGCCAAAGGATGACCAGTCTTCGCGTTCAAGAACATGCTGAACATTGGACAGACGGGAAAGACGGGACTCAACATCCGCATTCGGCCTAAGAAAATAGGCTTCACGGAGATGGGTGGTCTTTTCAACATCGCCCAAAGTAGCAAAGTACTTGAGAATGCTCGGTCGGAGAGGAACTTTAGGGGAAACTTTGTAAGCCGCCACATCGTCAAACAACTCACCTTCCTTGCTGAAAAACAAGTTAGCTTTGTTGAAAGTCTCAGTGTAGACCACACTGCCAATCCTGATGTTGAAGGTATCGTTTTCTTCGAAAAAACCGAAACCCTTTCCGTTAGCAATAGGCTTTCGGAAAAAGTGAAGGTTAGTAACGAGAATGTTACCTTTGATGAAGAAACCGTATAGGTTTCCAGCATCACATTGCAAAGAGACAGCATTGTCATAGATGGCCGTATACATGGCCCTCTGTTTAATCTGTTCTTGCTCATGAGGAGTTGGTTGGTAGTCCCCCACAGCTCTAGCAATTTGAGCTTCATGGTGAACAATTCGTCCGTTCTCGAAAGAAGTGTTGAAATAACGATCATCTCCCGCGGAGTACTTGGGTTCGTGGGTTCTGTTGCGATTGCCGCGTTTGCGACGTTGCTGACCGCGAGGGCGATCTTTGTGAAAGCTCTGCGAAAAGAACGAAGGGGCATCGTCGTCACTCTCGTAATCATCATCTTTATGACTCTGATTAGAGAACAACTTGGCAGCCACGACTCCGGCCGCAATAGCGGTGGTAATCAAGCCCATTGCCATGGCCATGTGCTTCAAATTGAAATTGCATTTAGCCTTGGACTCATAGAACTTTGCTTTCGCATCCGCCATGAATTGCCGCACACGATGGGTGCGAACTTCCTCCTCGTCGATCTTGGTAGACTTACTAAAAGGGTTGCGGGCCAGGAACTCGTAAGCTTGGCGCAAGCTGGGGTTAAACCTCCATTTGGAGGAGGCGTTCTCCTCAACTTCTTGCCAGGTGCTTTCCTCTTCAGTGATAGGAATCTCATCGGAGGAACGACAGGTGCCGTAGCCGGATTCATCGATATCTTTGAGAGCATTTTCATGCATGTCTTCAGATTCAGAAGAAACCAGTAGCTCCACTACATCGTCTTCCTGAGAAGATTGAGAGGCAGGGTCGGCATCGGTGATTTTGACCTTAGGACCAACTCTCTTTCCTCTGTCAGCAGCGCGTTTAGCGGTGCGTCGGGATCGTGAAGTGGACCTGTCCATTTGGCTTTCAAGTTCAACTTTGGTGAAGGCACTATGAGAGCGAATTTGCTCTTCATGAACCATGCCAATATTGACAAGTGAAGCCTTGAGAATGATGGTGAGCTCAGCCAAAGATAGGCGATCGTCGGAAGTTTTAACAACCTCCATTTTGCTCGTACCGGGTTTAGACCTCTGTTCAAACCGTTCAAAATACAGATGAGGGGATTTGGCCTTTTCAGCGGGAGTGAGAGCGTTAAGCTTTTCTTGGTCCAGCGTTCCAGCGGAAGTCTTCCACTCGGGCTTGAGAACAGCTCGAATGGGAACAAACCGCCTAACGAAGGCGTCCTGACAGGTGATGCCAAGGTGCTTATTCCAAATTGGTGTGTTGGAAGAAAGCATGACGGCATCTGAGTTGAAAGGCATGCCTTTTTCTTGCACGCTCGCCATGTTGAGCCCGTAAGGGACACAAGATATGAGCTGCATGATTTCAGCAGTAAGGCTTTCAGC